AATCAATATACCTGTCAAGTTCAAACTCTTTTGGTATTCTGGAAGGGAAAGAAATAACGGTATCTTTGAAGTGATTTGGCATTTTGAGATAGGTGAATTTGATTTTTTCACCTTCTTGAATCTTCTGATACTTCTTTTCCAATCCCATCAATTTCAGATTGTGATTGTATAGAATTGCACCTTTAACATGAATTGGTGTACCTTTCTTATATAGTGTAACCGAATCAGAATATGTGTTCAGGCCATTGAGACCACGCGGAAAAGATATTTCTTCTGGTGGCAATCTTTTGAATTCTTCTCTGAAATTCGCAATGAAGTTTTGAACATCATTTTCATTACCGGTCATCATCAACTGAATTGCCGCTTTCATCTTTTCACGGATTGCCGATGGTGTGGATGATTTAATCATTTCCAGTCCCATGACCTTCATCTGTGGTTCTTTATATTGAACACCTTCGTTGTTGTACACGTTTAAGATATAACGCTTCTTGGCAGTCCAAACACCTTTGTTGGACAGACCTTCACGTTTCATTTGCATCTTTTGTGAATATGCCTTAACATAGTCAGCAAGTTCTGCATAAGACTTGTCAATAAACGGTTGAATCTTAGTCTCACAAACTTTATCCATGAAGGATATCGCCTTGTTAATATCTTGACTTCTGTCCCCCATCGCATGTTGCACCAAAGGTCCAAGATTGAGATAGATTGAGTCAGTATCTGATGCAATGACATAATCAACACCTTCCGTTTTAAGAACATTATTCATGTACTGGTTAATCTTATTTTCAATCCAACGAATAGAAAGCTGGCCAGCAGTAGTGACACCCAGAGCCATCCGTAGGTCGTAAAATCTAAAAAACTGAGAACCCAAAGCACCATAAGCAGAATTGAGAGAGACTTTCTTAGCGAGTTGTAGGTTGTTATATCTCGCGATCCGTTTCTCAATGTCATACTTCTTTGAATCATCGGTTTCATTTTCATATTCCTGTTTCGCAGCCAACATCATCTTTTTGAATTTGCTGCGGTCAACATACATTTCTTCCATCATCTTAGGCAAGAAACCTTGAACATCTGTTCGAAAGTATTGTCCATTTGGTGTGATTGTAACACCAGATAAACTTGATGTGTCAATTTGACATTTCAAAAGTTTGTCAACGGAAACACCTTGCGATAGAACATCACGCATTTCTTGTGTGTAGTCTGCCGGTTCGATTAGAGTTTCTGGCGAAATGTTATACTGCATCATCAGGTGAGGATACAGACTGTTCAAGTCGAAACTGGCAACCCAGTTGTGTAGGCCAACCTGAGGTTCTTTAACATATGCACCTTCGAATGCGGAATCTTTGTCCTGCACCTCACGTGGTGGTACAATGATCTTCTGTTGCAGTAGATAGGAATATGTCAGTGAATCCCACATGCGTGTCTGTGCAAACACATCTTCATAGTTACACTTGGTATCATATGCAAGAGTCAGTGCCAGTTCCAACAGTTTCAGTTTATCTTCCAGTTTAAGAATCAGTTTAACGTCTTTGATGTTATATTCAATAAACTTCTGGAAGTTCAATCGATACAATTGATGCAAGTTTTCATATTCATCGTATGAGATTTTACCTTCACCAAGTTCAACGTTTGCAATATTATCAAGACGATAAGATTCTTGTGACTTGCCACCCGGCGCATACCATTTGTAGAGTTCGATGTAGTCTAGAGATTCGACACCAACAAAACTATAGGCAATTAACATTCTGCCATTGATGTTTGTTTTGCGTTCGGAAATATAATTCCAAGGCGAAAGTTTCTTCGTGTCATCTTCACCCAAGATTTTACGAAAACGATTAACGAGATAAGGAATATCGAAAAACTTTGTGTTCCAACCAGTGATAACGTCTGGGCAATTGTCTGACCACAACATCAGGAACTTCTTGCAAAGAGTCCATTCATCTTTACACTTAATATAAACTTCGTCACCTTGTACTTCATAATCACCACATCCGAACACATAGGTTTTGCCGTTGATATAAGTGATTGCAATTGCGGTGATGGGTTCGTTGGCCAGATAAGGATCGGGAAATCCATTTTCTGAACCAACCTCAATATCTACGATAGCGATAGAAACTTTATCCTGATCCCAATCAACCATCGTAGGATGTTGATCTGCAATGAATGCATATTCGTACCTGGTGTTACCATAGATTTTTGGTGCACCAGGAATGCCGTCATACTTCTTAAAGAATTCTCGCGCTTCGTAGATACTGTCGAAACGTTTTTCAGACAAGTCCAGACCATCAAGGGATTTGTGAGTGCCTTTATCTTTTTTGGCAGGAAGATATAGTGATGGCTCGTAGTCAACCTTTTGTTTGATACGTTTTCCGTCCATGATCCCGCGATACAGGATCTTGCCGCCTAGGGCTTGAACATTGGTGTAGAAATTAGACATTAACCGGTAATGATGCTTTGTTGTTTGGGTAGAATGATGCCAGACCCGAATAATTGGTTGTAGTTGCTTTTGAAATCTTCTGCGGGTTCGTAAGAGTATACAATATTTCTCTTATCTATGTCAATAATAAATCCGGATTTTTGTTCGGCATGTAATGGAAAAGGTGAAAATCCTACATTTGGTGCCCCATCTTTACCTCGGACAATAGAAATTGCCACAGGATTTTTGAAAGTGATTGATTCCATACTTTCTTTTTCCACTTCACCTAAAATTTCTTCGTGTGTAATTAATTTGGCTGTTAAGATTTTCATTTTTTACCTTTTCGAAAAGTTTATAAATATATGTATTGATAGAAAAATTATTCCTATTTGACTTTGTGATTATACATACAAAATGATTTTTTGTCAATCAAAATAGTGGTTAAAAAGGAAAATAAATGTTCAAAAAGCTAACCGCAATGGTGCTTTTTGTAATGTCTTTGTCATCGGTCGCGCAGACCACCTATGATTCGAGTACGTTGGTAGACACAAACAGTACATCTACCTCGACAAGCACCGTAAATACAAACAATACTAGCACGGCTACGACCGTCAACACTAATAACACTAATGTTAATAGTGTCTCTACGAATGTCAATACAAGCACCAGTGTAAACACGAATAATAACGTGAACACCGGCACAATGACGTACAACAACAATAACGTCAATGCTTCAACTTCCACTAGCACAATTACGAACAATAACAACAACGTGAATAGTGGTACAATGACGTACAACAACAATAACGTCAACACCAACGCCAGCACATCTACGAATGTGAATACGAATAATAATATAAATTCTGGCACGATGACAAATAACAACAATAACGTCAACACCAACGCCAGCACATCTACAAATGTGAATACGAATAATAATATAAATTCTGGCACGATGACAAATAACAATAACAATGTTAGTGCAAGCACCAGTACAAACGTAAACACAAATAACAATGTGAATACAGGCACGATGACAAATAACAATAACAATGTTAATACAAATACTAGTGCATCAACAAGCACAAACACAAATAACAATGTCAACTCTGGTGACATGACAAATCGCAATATTAATGAAAGTAATATTACACAAAGAATAATTCAACCGCCACCTACAGCGGTTGCGCCAACAATGATGAGTGGTGGTAACAACGATTTGTGTACTACTGGTTCTAGTAGTGCGGTACAAACACAAATTTTTGGTGTAAGTTCTGGTGGTACTATACGTGACGAAAATTGTGAAAGATTAAAATTATCTAAAACTCTTTTTGATATGGGAATGAAAGTCGCCGCCGTTGCTACAATGTGCCAAGACCGCAGAGTTTGGGACGCAATGATGGCCGCCGGTACTCCATGCCCCTACGAGGGAAAAATTGGTGAGGCTGCAAAGGTTGAATGGCAAGCAAATCCAAATAGAATTCCCGCACCAATAAAAGAGAAAAAAGATGAGACATATACGAAGATTGGCATCGGCAGTTTCCTTGGCGTTCTTGTTCACAAGCTTTTCAAGTAACGCACAGGATTTAATTGCGGGTCAAATATACAATACAGGTAATATAGTTCTACCGACAAATCAAGGTGGTCCTTCATCTTGGGTAAATGGTGTTTATCAGGATAACTTAACCTGTTGGTCTTGGGGAGACTCAGGGTATTGTGGACCCAATGCAATTGTTAGACCAGGAAATAACATAAACTTTTCTTATGGTTCAACTTACATTTATCAGCAACAAGACATTTCCAGTATATTGCCAAGTTCCACTCCTGGTTTACAAGTTACAGGGTATAACTTTGGATTCAGAGCAAAGAACGGTAATGGATGGGACGATGGGCGCGTAGACCAATTGGCGGCGCTTGTTCGTTTTTGGGATACTACAGGCGGTAGAGGAACCAGTAATTTACTATATGGTAATTCATACGATTTAAATTACAAATTTAATTGGACCAATTTTAATTTCTCCGAGAATTTTACTTCTCCTTTAAATGCTTCTTCTATTGGACAAGTTCAATATGGTTTCATAGGTAGAGACAACAATGGTTGGTCAGGTCCTTATGGACCAGAAGTAATTAATGTTTCTTTTTCTTTAAAGTACACTGTTGACCCATGTTCTGTCAATGTGTTAAGTTCACCTACTTGTCCAGGTTACTTGAGTGCAATCAATAGTTTAACGCCAGCAACCACAGCAACTGTTGTCACAATTTCAACACCAATAATATCTACAGTTCTGCCAACAACTTCTGATGTTCAACCATCAACAGTGGTTGTAGATGCTGGCGGTGTTGAAGTATCAACTAGTGGAACAATAAGCGCACCAGACAATATTCCACAATCCGTAAAAGAATCGGCACAAAAAACAGAGTCTGAAAAACAGGAAGAAAAAACAAAATCTAGCCCGAACATGTCTCTTATAATGAGTGTGGTTCGCCAAATACAAG